AGCGGATTTTCTGGCATTAGCGGTTATTCTGGAAGTGGAGTATCAGGTTATAGTGGCTATAGTGGTAGCGGTGTAAGTGGTTATAGCGGTTACTCTGGCTCAGGTGTAAGTGGATATTCAGGCTATTCTGGAAGTAATGGAACAAATGGTACAAGCGGATTTTCTGGATACTCTGGTGCAGTCGGCACAAGCGGTTACTCTGGCTATAGTGGCGCAATCGGCGCATCTGGATTATCTGGCTATAGCGGCTACTCAGGGTATTCTGGCTCTGGAGTTTCTGGTTACAGCGGCTATAGTGGATCAGTCGGCACAAGCGGTTACTCTGGTTATTCAGGATATAGCGGTTATGGTATTGCATTAACTTATGATTCATTTACTGCTACAGCATCACAAACCACTTTTACTTCATCTGCATCTTATACAGCAAATAAAATTGAAGTTTTTGCAAATGGAGTTAAGATGGTAAATGGTACAGATGTTACTGTTTCAGGTGGAACTTCTGTAGTATTTGCTTCTGGACTTGCAGTTAGCACAAAGGTAGATTTAGTTTATCCGCATTAAATAAGGACAATATAAAATAAGATGGCAACACTATATGGGTTAGATGTAGCAACACAATGGGAACAAATACTAGAACTTCATGTCCTATCATTGGCAAAGGAATATCATCCTGATTGGTATCGGTGGCGGCTCACCAATAACTATGAAAGGGCGGTATTCCTAAAAGGTGATCCAGTATTGCCTAGAGAAACTACTCGGTATCTTTGGGCAAATCAAAACTTACTAGGAAATGAAATCCTAGAAATTGGATGCTCTACTGGCTATGGTTCTCAATTCTTACCAAGCGCTATTTGGTATGATGGCATTGATTATGATCCTATTATTATTGAAGTAGCAAAAGAACAAAATTGGGCAGAATTTCGCAATTTTGAACAAGCCGATATAAACACTTATGAACTTGCAAACTATGACACTATCATTGCTTTTGAGGTCATAGAACATTTAGATAATGGATTATCTGTTGTTAAAAAGCTACAAAATCATTGCAAGCGATTATTGCTTACAGTCCCACACAATGAGCCAAAAGGGTTTTGGGGCGAGCATCACAAACTGCATGGACTAACCGAAGCAGACTTCCCCGGATTTACTTTTGCTTATATCAATGAAGCTGGAAAAGTATCAGATGTAATGCAAGAAGTTACATCTGAAAACCGATGCAATCTAATGCTCTGTAGGTGGGACAATGAATAAAGTTCTATGCTCGGTGGCTACCAGAGGTAGATACCATACAACCCTGCCATTAGTATTAAATGCCATTATCAACCAGACTAGATTGCCAGATAAATTGGTAATCTTTGATGATAATGATGAGCCAAAAGATATGCGGCAAGAAATGATTTATCAATATTTCTTTCAAATGCTAGATATAAAAAAGATACCTTGGGAATGGGTATATGCTGAAAAAAAAGGTCAGCACCATATCCATCAGAAAGCCAATGAAATGGGGTTTGATTGGGTTTGGCGAGTAGATGATGATGCCATACCAGAGCCGGATGTTCTAGGCAATCTATTAGGTTATACAACTATAGAAAAAGTAGGCGCTATTGGCGGTTCAATCCTTACCCCACCATTAAAGTTTGATACTTCCAAATCTACTGGCAAAGTATCAGATATTGATAAAGAGCCAAATATTCAATGGAATTATATAAAACAATCTAAAGAAGTTGAGCATTTGCATTGTTCATTCTTATACCGGGCTGGAGTGCATGATTACAACCTTGGGCTATCAAGGGTGGCGCATAGAGAAGAAACCTTGTTTACCTATGGTTTGTATCTAAAAGGATACAAAATCATTGTTGCGCCCCATGCAATTACTTGGCATTTTAAAAACCCAGAAGGGGGCATCCGAAGTGAAAGTAAACAAGAACTATATTCCCATGATGAAGCTATTTTTAGAAATACTATTGGATTTTCTGATAGCACCATTGTTGTTCTTAATGCTGGCGCTGGCGACCATATTGTTTTCAGCCATATTCTTCCTGAAATTTCTAATCCTGTCATTTTTACTTGTTATCCTGAAATTGTTGCCGGGAAGTCGATAGCCGAAGCCAATGCCTTGTTTGGCGATCTAGACCAATACAATATCTATAAAAAGATGGCGCAATGGAACTGGAAAGGCAGTTTAGAAGATGCTTATCGGAAGCTATACCTATGATTATTATTGCCCCATTTGCAAAATCATTAATAAATAACAAGCGCAACCCTAAAAACTATCCATATTGGGATAAGTTAATTAAATTAACCCATGAAAAGATTGTCCAAGTCGGTGTAGAAGGTGAAGAACAGCTTGTATATGATTTTAAAAAAGATTTATCTATATCCGAATTAAGAAAGTTAATAGCCGAATGTCGAATATGGATTGGATGTGACAGCTTCTTTCAGCATCTTGCTTGGGATTGCGGTAAACCCGGCATTGTCCTATGGTCGGTATCTGATCCATTAATATATGGACACCCAGAAAATACTAATTTATTAAAAAGCCGAGATTATCTAGCTAATAATCAGTTTCTATGGTGGGATTTCACCGAATATAATGCTGATGCCTTTGTAAAACCCGAAGAAGTGATAAAATACCTTTAAATTCCAGATAAGATAAGACTGATTAATAATTTAATATCTGGAGTAGGTATGGCTGATGAAATACAAAAAGAAATTGTTAAAGAAGCTATTAAAGAATGGCTAAATGAAAAAGCCGCTGAATTTGGCTGGTTTTCCCTAAAAACTATCGGATATGTAGTAATTGCTGGCATTGGCTATGCTTGGCTAGTTACTCATGGCTGGTCATTGCCAAAATGAAATGCCAGACCCATTCGGCATTTCTGAAGGCACAAAAGTCCTTGCAGAATCTTTACATTCAACTAGAGATGCTTCTAAAGGTCTTTCAAAGCAAATTGAAGGCATACAGCAAGATGGTATAGATGTAGCCCAAAAAAAAGCGCATGAAAGGCGCAGGGCGCAAAGAGAAGCAGAATTAAAAAAGCAAACAGCGCTGATTAAAGCGCTAGAAGATTGGAATCAAAAGAAACAAATTAGCGACAGGGAAGCAAAATTAAAAATAGATTTTGTTAAAAGATATGGCGCTAAAGAGTGGGATGCGGTTTTGAAGATCAAATTAGATATTGAGAATCTGGAAAGAAAAAACAATGAAGCCTTCCAGCATGATTTGAAAGCGGTTCGCAAAGTACAGTTTTATTGTTTTGCTTTAGCGGCTTTAATTGCTTGGTATTTGACTTGGGGAATAAAATGAATGAAATACTAAAACATATTCTTACTGGAAAAGATAATCAAACCCATGACATTGCAAAATGGGCATGGATGCTTGGATTTTTATTAGTAGGTTGTTCAGCTATATATTTAATATATACAGGCAAAGATATTAGTCTTACTGAATTGGCTGGTGCGCTTGGGATTGTTTCTGGTTCTGGTGCGGCTTCTGTTGCAGGAAAACAAATGGCTGGTGCAGAGCCAGAAGGCAAATAATGGGATTCTTAATCACTTTACTTAATGGCGGCGCTGGAATTTATGTCAAAATTGGACTTGTTGTTATGGTGCTACTTGGCGCTTATGGTGCTGGCTGGCATAGTAGGGATGTTGATTTCAGCGCATACAAAGCTGAAGTTAAGGCAGAAGCCGACAAGCAAATTGCAAAAAATGAATCAATCCAAAAACAACAGGAATTAGTTAAAAAGGGTATCCAAGATGAATATGATGCGAAACTTAGTTTATTGCGCCAGTATTACTCTAATGGGGTGCGCCAGCAATCCAGTAGCAGTTCCCTGCCCCCCAATTCAGGCATCGCCCCCAAGCAGTTTGATGCTCTCGCCGCCTACAATGTTCTTGCTGGACAATGTGCGGAAACAACCTTAATGTTAGTAGAATTACAGAAATGGTTAAATGAACAAATGGGGATTAAATGACATCAGAACAATTAGCCCAATTAGGTATTAACCCTGATTGGTTGCCACACTTACAAAAGGTTTGCGATAAGTATTCAATTAATAATGTAAACCGCCAAGCCGCTTTTCTTGGACAATTAATGCATGAATCTAATAACCTAAAGACCATGCAAGAGAATTTGCATTATTCAGCAAATGGCTTGAAATCTGTTTGGGGATCAAGATTTCCTACAGATGAAATTGCCAATAAATATGCCAATCAGCCAGATATGATAGCCAATAAGGTATATGCCAATCGCATGGGCAATGGTGATGAAGAATCTGGCGAGGGTTGGAAATACAGGGGCAGAGGTTTGATTCAATGCACAGGCAAAGACCTTTATAAAACCCTATCTGATGCGCTTAATGTCGATTTAATTAATGACCCAGATATGTTGCTACAACCACCTTATGCCGCAATGTCGGCTGGTTGGTTTTGGAATAAAAA